CTACTTTTTTAAAAGGATTTTTAAAGCATAAAAAACAAGCTCCTAATTTATTTTGGAAAGATGGCGAAACTTACGGCAGATATTTAATTGATGCTGATAAAGAATTACATAAAGATATTGCGTTAGCGTTTGAAAAATCAATTGAAAAACTAAAACGTGATTATAACGATTCGGTTCTCGAGGCTGACGCATAACGGTTACAGCTATACGTCAGGTTTTGTTTTTCACAAAACTTGCGTATAGGTGGTGTTAGCAGTAGTACGGATTTAAACCACAAATGCTCATTCGGAGAACTAAACCTTTTTCTTTTCTTTTTTTGTGCGGTGGGAAAATATTAAAATAAAATAAAAATATGACAATAGATTTAAGATACGGAGATACAATAGAAAAAATGAAATTGATACCTGATAAAAGTATTGATATGATTTTTTGCGATTTACCTTATGGTACAACCGCTTGTAAATGGGACAGCGTAATTCCTTTTACAGAACTTTGGAAACAATACGAAAGGATTATAAAGCCTAATAAGGCAATAGTACTAACCGCTTCACAGCCTTTTACAAGTGCTTTAGTGATGAGTAACCCCAACCTATTTAAGTATGAATGGATATGGCAAAAGACAAGATTTTCAGGAAACTTAAATGCAACAAGGATGCCATTAAAAGCACACGAAAGCGTTTTGGTATTTGCGAATACCAAAGCACCATATTACCCAATAAAAACAGAAGCACCTGAACACTTAATAGATAAACGAAAAAATGTAAATCCAAGTATCGTAAAAGATGGTGGTGCTTATAATGGTAGCAAAGGCTTTGTGAATATTCGTAAAAAAGACGATGGAACAAGACACCCAACAACAATACAAGTATTTAAAAACCCGAATAATAATAGTTTGCATCCAACTCAAAAGCCTTGTGAATTGGTAGAGTATTTTATAAAAACACACTCAAACGAAAACGACATAATACTTGACAATACTTTTGGAAGTTGTACCACAGGTATTGCTTGTATAAACACCAATAGAAACTTTATCGGAATTGAGAATAATATGGATTATTTTAATATTTCTTTAAAGAGGGTGGAAGAAAAAAGAAAAGAAAAAGAATTTACAGTAGTAACTTCATTCGGAGATGAAATGTAGTATTACTGCTAACGTGTCGCTAATAGTTATAAATGTATTAAAATAAATTAAAAACACCAATAAAAAATGAACTTTGAAGAACTAGGAAAAGACGCAAAACCAGAAGAGATTTTAAATTTTATTGAGATTCATAAAAAATCTATAATTGATTTAGAATTAGTTTACGATAGACCACCTTTGAGAATTTCAATAGGTAGAGACGATAAATCATATAAAGGTGTACATCATCCTTTAAGATTTGGAACGGCAGGAAATATATGAATGATAAAAGGCGAAGAAAAAGCACGTAAATCATTTTTAAAATCTATGATACTTGGATGCTCTTTTGGTGGTCGATCTAATGTTTATACAAATTCAATTGATATTATAGGGCATGAATTGCAGGATAAATATGTAATTGATATTGATACTGAACAGGACGATTTTGATTCTTGGCAAAGTGCAATTCGTATTCCAAATATGGTAGGTGAAATTCCTAGTAATTATTTGCCTTTAAAATTACGGGAACGTTCTCCTTCTGAAAGACTGCAATACGTTGAATGGTTGTTTATGGAAAGTGAGTATAGGAATAAATTAGGTGTTGTTTCGATTGATGGATATGTAGATTTGATAAACGATTTTAATTCACTCACAGAAAGCAGTAATTTAACTCAAAAGTTAATGAAATGGTCGTTTTTAAGCAATTCACCATTTAATTTATAAGGTGACTTTATCTTTAATTCAATAAACAATCCTTTATAAAATTTGTTTGGTTCTAAGATTAATAAATCAGGACATTTAAAATCTTTCTTTTGTATTGCTTTGTTACGACTCGCTTGTAATTCTGTTAGTTTTACATTTCCTATTGTATCTGATAAAAATAATACATTTGGATATTGTAACTCTAAAAATCTACAAACTGCTTTTTGTAAAATATATTCTTGATGTTTCATAGTTTGTTTTTAAAATGGAACATCCTCAGCCTTAGATAATTCCCCAAAAGCATCATTCAAACTTACTTTAGGTAATTCAAAATTACTTTCTGATGTTTCTGTTAATTCTAATTTAGGTTTATTTCTTAAATATTTACCTCTTAAATCTTGTCCTAAATTTTCAATGTCTATGAACCTCATATATTTTAAATCACATCCAGACCTGCAATATCCAGTTTCTCCATGTCTATATTTTGCAACATCAATTTCAGCTTGATTTTCAGTTGAAGAAGCTTCATCATCATCCCACTCATCTATTTTATAATATTCTGGTCTATAAATAAACATCACCACATCCGCATCTTGTTCGATTGAACCACTATCTCTCAAATCTGATAGCATAGGTCTTTTGCTACTGCCTCTGGTTTCTACTGCTCTAGATAATTGACTTAAAGCTATTACTGGAACATCTAAATCTTTAGCTATATTTTTTAAAGATTGAGATATTTCAGAAATTTCATTTTCTCTGTTGTTTACTTTTTTATTTTTAACTTTCATTAACTGTAAGTAATCAACAAAAATCATTTTTATTCCTTTTTCTCGCTTTAGCTTATTACTTTTTATTTTTAATTCAATTGGCGAAATTCCGCTTGTATCATCAATAATAATTGGCAATTCTTTTAGTAAATCGGCACATTTTTTTAAATAAAGCCATTCCGAAGGGCTTAAATTTTTATTACTAATTTTAGTGCTATCAATTCCAGAAAGAATACTTAACAATCTTCCAATTATTTGTTTTTCACTCATTTCAAGACTAAAAAAAGCAACAGGAATATTATTTAATCCACACTCTAAAACCTCATTTAAAACTAAAGCGGTCTTTCCCATTCCTGGGCGTGCTGCTAAAATTATTAAATCTGAATTTTGATAACCATTTGTTTTTTTATTTAATTTAGTCAATGAAGATGGTATTCCTTTTTTACCCGATTGTGAGTTATTTAAATAATTAACTACACTATCCTTAAAGCTTTGTATTTTACCAACTGTGATTAGATCAGAAACTAAACCGTAATCTTTATAAACTTGTTCTAACAATTCAAAAACATCTACATCTTCACTATACGATTTTTCAATAATTTCTGATGAAGTTGCAATACATTTCCTTTGAACATACTTTTGAAGTAATATTCTTGAATGATAATCAACGTGAGCCGATGAAGATACTTTCTGAGTTAGCTGTATTAAATAATAATCGCCTCCAGCTAAATCTAATTTTAACATACATCTAAGCTCATTTGAAACCGTTAGCAAGTCAATAGGTTCGTTTTTAGAATAAAGCGATGAAATAGCCTCAAAAACGTATCTATTCGATTCTTTGTAAAATACTTCAGAAGATAATAATTCCATAGCCTGATGTAATCCATTTGAATCAATCATTATAGCACCTATTACAGCTTCTTCAATATCTACTGCCTGTGGTGGTAATTTGCCTTTTTCTAAATCGTAAATTTTTGATTTAGCTATTTGGATTGGCTTATATTTTTCCATAATTAAAATTCTTTTCTGTTTTTAATATTAGGAACATTAGCCGTTTCCTTTTCTTGTTTATCTAACCACCTTACAAAATGAGAACAATATTCGTTTTTATTATTCTTGAATTCAAATTGTGTGTTTATTGTAGTATTGTATTTTTTTAGCCATATCTTAACCTGATCAGGATTAAATTTATGTTTAGAATTCATTGCTACAGTTTCAATCCAAGATTCAGAAATAATCAACTCATTAAAAATTAAATCATTTTTGTTATTAGTTAGTGGTTCTTGGTTAATGGTTAATGGTTTATTTATAGTACTATTGCTTTGCCCTATGCTTTCGGTTTGCTTTACCTCATGCTTTACGATTGCTTTATCCAATGCCTTACCGTTTTTAGGCTTAGCACTTTGTAAGCTTATAATGTTTGCTGAGTACTGATTTTTGCTTTTTTCTACCATTTTTATAAAGCCAAAATCAACAAGGTCGTTCAAATATCTTGTATAAGTTTGGTTCTTTTTTATTCCGATAGCATCCATTGCCATCTGAGTAGGAAATCCGAACTTATCCCTCCATCCAAGCCTATTACAATGTTCTATTGCAAAAAAGTATATTGCCT